GCTTCGCTCGGTATCAAGTCTAACGAGACTTCCGGACGTGCGATCATGGCTCGCCAGCGGGAAGGCGACATTGCCAACCTGACGTACCACGACAACGGCAACGCTGCCCTCCTAGAGGCGGGCGACGTTATCAACCAGCTCATCCCGCAGATTTACGACGGTACTCGTATCGTCCGTATCATCGGGGAAGACGAGGAGCCGAAGTTCGTACGTCTTAACGATCCTTACGATCCGAAGTCGATCAACATAGCGTCCGGTAACTACGACGTCGCTTTGTCGTCTGGCACCTCATACATGACTCGTCGTGTCGAGGCCGCACAGGCAATGATGGAAGCCGTCCAGGTCTGGCCGCAGATGATGGAGATCGCGGGTGATCTAATCGCCAAGGCCCAGGATTGGCCGGGTGCTACCGAGCTTGCAGAGCGTCTTAAGAAGACGATCCCTCCGCAACTCCTTTCCGACGACGAGCAAGAGAAGGATGGCGGGGCTGCCCAAGCGCAGCAACAGGCCATGCAGGCTCAAGCCCAACTACAGGAAATGGGACAGGCGATGCAACAGATGAGAGCCGAACTCGAAGCCCTTAAGAAAGAGGAAGCCGTCAAGCTTCGCGATCTTGAGATCAAGGCTTACGACGCAGAGACCAAGCGTCTCGCGGTTATCTCGAAGACCGAACACGACTTGGCTGGACTGGAGATCAAGACGATCCAGGACGCCATGGCGGATGAGGATATCTACAACCAGCGGACTGCAAAGGCTGCTGAAACTCCCGCGAAGACTCCTGCTCAACCCGAGTAGGACACGTCTAGCCCGGCCCGAGGGGAGCCGTGAACGCAATCCCCTACACTATCGGGCGTAGCCAGTTACCCGGACTCTGGTTACGAGAACCTGCCAAAAAGTCCCCTCAGTCAAAAGGACTGCTATGAGTGTTGACAGCCAGACTGTCGATGTCACTGATGACCTCGACGCTTTCTCGGATGAATTTTTCGGTGCCAAGGTTACCCCCGAGGTCGAAGATGCCCCTCCGGTAAAAGAAGACGAAGAGGTTGCGGAGCAGGAGAATATCGCTCCCACTGACGAAACCGACGAGGCTGATCCCCTCGAAGAGCCTACTGACGACGAAGACGAACCCGAAGAGGAGAGCTCCCTATTCAAGGTTCCGAAGGGTCGTAAGTCTGCCAAGGAACGGATCAACGAACTGACTGCCCGTGCAAAGGCTGCGGAACGCGAGCTCGAAGAGCTTCGCGCTGCCAAGGCTGCGGAACGTCAGGAGCCGGTCAAAGAAGAGAAGGTCCCAACGGCTGCCTCGACCGACAAAGATGGACCCGACCCAGACGCTCTGGGAGACGACGACGAACCTCTGTACCCGCTGGGTGAGTTCGATCCTAAGTATATCCGCGACCTGACTAAGTTCGCTTACGCACAAGAGCGTGAGGCCGAACGGGCTGCGGAGAAGGCTTTGGCCGAACAAGCCACGTTGCAGGAACAGAAGGACGCCCTCTCGTCTGCATGGACCGAGAAGGTTACTGCCGTAGTCGATGAGTTGCCCCAGTTCGCTGAGGCGGTTGTCGGTCTAGAAGAGCAGTTCATCGATCTCGATCCACAATACGGCGAGTATCTCGCTGCTACCATCATGTCGCTCGACGCTGGTCCGCAGGTTCTTTACTATCTTGCCCAGCACCCCGAGGAGGCCCAGGCTATTGCTGCCGCTGGTCCGACTCGTGCCACCATCGCTCTCGGGCGGCTGGAGGCTCAATTCCTCGGCAGTAAAGTGGATAAGGTACGGATCAAGCCGACCGCCGCTAAGACTCCCCCTCCCACGACGCGTGGAACCGGGGTTGGTCGTACGGTGAAACCGGATACTGATGATCTTGCTGCCTTCGAGCGGGCGTTCTTCGCCAAAAAGTGAAACTCATATACTAGGGAAATAAAATGACTGTTACTGTTGAACAGAGCAAGCTTGTTCTGAACGCGTTCTCGGCTATCTTCCAGAACAACCTTCTGGCTGCCGACCTCGTGACTTGGAAAAAGTACGACTCTGAAATGAATGATCGCAACGGCCTGACCGTTGTAGAGCAGGTTCCGCCCCGTTACAACGTCACCACGACCGAGAACGGCATCAAGGACCTGACGGCTGGTGTACAGTCGACCGTCTTCGGCTCGGAAATGTACAACATCAACCGCACGTTCGGCTCTTCGATGGGCTGGGGTGACTTCGTGAAAATTCGCGACCTCGGTGAGGCTCGTGAGTCGGAAGCCATCAAGGCGGCTGCCACCAACCTCGCAGAAGCAATCGATGCCCACATCCTCCGCTTCTGTGCACTGGCTTCCAACAACTGGCTCGGCACTCCGGGTCTGGCTGTTGACAGCTTCGGTGACTTCATGGCGGGCTACACTCGTTTGAAGGAAGAGGGCGTGGAAGACACGGACCTCCGCGCTGTCCTCACCTACGGTGACAAGCAGGCGCTGGGCGAAGAGGTCATCCAGATGGCGGCTCCGGACGCAATGGTTACCCAGTCGTTCCGCGGTGGTTTCACCGGTGAAGTCGGTGGCATCCCCACCCTGTTCACCCAGCAGCTCCCGACGCTCATCATGGGTACTCGTACCAATGGTGCAATCAACGGTGCGGCTCAGAACGTGAACTACGCCGATGTGGCTCGTGCATCCGCACCGGGTCGCTACCTGTCGCAGGTCATCGCGATCGACGGCATCGGTGGTGGAACCCAGACGATCAAGGCTGGTGAAGTCTTCACGATCGCTGGTGTCTACGCCTACGACAACCGCTTGGGTGCACAGCTCGACCACCTCCAACAGTTCACCGTCCTCGAAGACGCTGTCGCTGTTGCCGGTGCCGTTGCTGCTCTTCGCATCTTCCCGGCTCTTGTGGCTCCGACGGGCAACGATGTGAACATCGCTCACGCGACTGTTTCCGCCGCTCCGGCTGACAACGCGGTTGTGACCTTCATGGGCACCTCCGGTCAGGCCGTCCGTCCTCGCCTCCTGATGAACAAGGGCGCTGTAGTGGTCAACACTGCCGACCTCATCATGCCGGCTTCGGGCTCTGCCTCGCGTAAGCAGCTCACCAAGGTTCCGTTGTCTGTCCGCATGTGGCAGGACTCCACCTTCGAGACTGGCGAACACCGCGTTCGCTTCGACGTCGCCCTCACGGCGAACGTCCGGGATCGTCGGCGTTTGGTTCGCATCAACGGCGCTGCCTAACCTGATGGGGGAGGGGCTTCGGCCTCTCCCCTTTCTTTTTGTCTAAAGGACTACTATGACCCTCGTATCAACCCTCGTTCGTGACGCCTACCGTGAAAGCAACCTGATTGCCGCGTCCGCCAGCCCGACTGCGCTTGAAGAGGCCGAGGGTGTCACCGTCCTTAATCAGTACATCAATTCCCTCTTCGGCCACGAGGCTGGCGAGGAACTCGTAGACTCCGTTGTCAACACGGCTACGTACACGGCCCGTTCTAACGAACGTGTCCTGCTTTCTTATTCTGCCGACAACGTCCTCATCACCCTCCCACCGACGGCTGACAATGGTGCCCGAGTCCAGATCATCGATACTGCCATCGGTGCTAGTCGACTCATCACTCTCGTCGCCCCGGGACGGAACATCGAAGGCGAAGGTTCGACGCAGATCATCGGTAACGCCGTACTCATGTACCGTGCCGATCTCGCCTCCTGGGTCCGCCTCGTGCCGCTCTCGGCTACGGATGCAGTCCCTCTCCCGGTAGAGTATGAGCCGCTGTTGATCACGGCTATCGCCCTACGCATCAACCCCCGTCACGGTCAAGCCGTCAGCGAAGAACTGATGGCTGCCTATGAGCGTGATGTTACTCGCCTCAAGTTTGACTTCCGTCAGACGGGTCAGGCCGATGAGCCCCGTGTTCGTTCCCTCCTCAACCGTGCGTTGAAGATGGCGAAGCTGGTGCCTCTGAATGCCCAGCCCCGTGCTGCCGAACTCTCGGATGCCCTCCGGCGTCTGAATGCATCCATCGACCTTGCCTACGGGTTCGAGGCCGGTGAAATGCTTGTCACGGCGAAGTTGGGTGAAAGTGACCCCCTCCCTATTAACCGTCGTCTGGTTCTCGACCTCGACATGGCTACTACGGTTCGCCTCCACGCTAAGCCTCGTGACGGTGCCCGATTTGCGATCACCGATGTAGGGGCTAACCTTGCAACGCATAACCTAACGGTGGACGCAAATGGCCATAAGATTGAGGCTGATCGAACTCTCGTACTTAATACAAGTGGGCTTACCCGTCAATGGATTTATAGGGCTGACATCGGCTCTTGGGTCCGTCTCGAAGATGTTACACTAACGGGTGAACTCCCGTTCCCGGAAGAGTTCGACCTACTCTTCGAGATTGAGACGGCTGTCCGATTGAACCCCGAATGCCTGACCGAGGCACTTCTTGCCACGAAGCGTCGCCTCATCAATCAGATGCGAGCCCGCTACAAGCAGGAGGAGCAGGTTGGTCCGGAACTCGGTATCGTCCGCCTCGGTGGCCGCTCGCGGTTCGTCGACGGGACTGAATTTACTCTAGGATACCTTCTATGACGGCAACCCGCATTCCTTTAAGCCCGACTGATTATCAGAGGCTGGTGACAAAGAGTCCCGGCCTTCCGATCACCAACCGTTACTTCGAGAAGAACCCGACGAATATCAGCGATCAGGTGGCACTCGTCACTCGGCCCGGCTTGAAGAAATGGTTGACTGTCGGCTCTGGACCTATTCGCCAGATTTACTCCCAGATTGGATCGTTTAACGACGATCTTTTCGTTATCTCTGGCGAAGAGCTCTACCGGATCAACGCTGATACGGAGGTCGTCACCTACCTCGACAATGAAATGTCGGGCGGGACTGCGACACCTTCGATGGTGGCTACGTCTGCCCTCGGCAGTACGCCTGAATACCTCTACATCGCAGACGGTAAAGTCCTTTGGGTTTATAACGGTACGACGCTTTCACAGGTGGCCGTACCCGACGATCTGGGCGTAACCTCCGTAGCCTACATCGCCGGTTATATCATCGTCGTAGTCGCTGCTGACGAAGGGATGAATGGCCGCTTTTACTGGATCGAGCCCGGTGAGACAACGATTGACGCACTCAACTTCGCGACAGCAGAACGTGCCCCCGACCCGACTATCTCTTGCCGTGTGGTCGGAGATCAGATTTGGTTCCTGGGTAAGACATCAACAGAAGTCTGGTATCCTTCGGGTTCCCCTGAGGCTCCTTTCATGCGGACGCAGGGTCGGGCATTCGACCGTGGCATCTGGGAGGGGACTGATATTCAGATTAAGGATACGGTTATCCTCGTGGATACCGACGGAGTAGTCTACACGATTACCGGCGGTGGTCCCCAGCGGATTTCTGACAACTCGATTGAAGAACAAATCCGTAAGGCGGTTCGAACGCAAGTTCTTGGATAAGGATACTTAAATGATTACATGGATGGATAATTTCGAGAACTATGGGACGAACACCGGCAACCTGTTGAACGGTATTTATGCCGATCACTCGTATCTCGCCTTGACTGTCGATCCTGACGTCAACGCTGGTGGCCGTCGTGTCATCCGCGTGACCTCGGCTGCCAACCAAGACGCAGGCATCCGTAAGGTTGTCCCGACCCACGCTACGTATGGCATCGCCTGCCGCGTGTGGATGGATAGCCTCCCGGGTGCGACTAACTACGGTCCTCGTCCGGCTTGGTTCCGTGACGCGAACAACAAGAGCCATATGTACTGGCAAGTCTCCCCGTCTGGTGAGATCATGGTCTACAACGGCCAGAACGTCCTGATCCACACTTCCGTCCCCTGCATGGTGGCGAATGCGTGGCAGCACGTCGAGACGAAGTGCGTCATCCACGCCAGCGCGGGTACGTTTGAAGTCCGGGTCGACGGTGTCCCTCGTGTCGCCCTTACGGGCATCCAGACGAGCTTCGGCGACTTTGCCACCGTGACGAACGTCATGCTGGTCAATCGTGGTAACAACACCGGTACGCACATCACCGTGTACTACAAGGACTTCATCACCTGGGACGGTAGCGGCGATACGAATACGAACTTCGTCGGTTCCTGCACGGTTGTCAGTCTGACGCCGAACGCAGACGTCTCGTTGAACTGGACCCCGAACACGGGTACGACCGGCTTCGACAAGGTGAACCAGACGTCTCCGGACGACGATACGACTTATATCTCTGCGTTCGATCCGGCTCCGGCTCCGGCTGTCCTTGAACTCTCTAACCTCCCGATTGACGTCACGAGCGTTAAGAGCCTTATGACTCTGATCCGCTCGAAGAAGACTGACGGTGGCGATGCTAAGCTGCGGGTTGGTCTCGTGTCTGGTGGAAGTACGGGTGAGGGTGAAGATCGCCCGATCACTCCGTCCTACACCTACTGGACCGACCTCTTCCCCAAGGACCCGGCAACGAACGCACCGTGGACGCCAGTGGCTGTTGACGCTGCCCGCCTCAAGCTAAATCGGACCCTGTAATGACTGATATTCGTGTTACTGACGGCGACGCTCTGGTTGTCACGGGGTCGAAAGCCCCTATCCGGACGACCTCGGGTTTCGTACTCTCTGCGATCAACTTCCCTTCGGATGAAGTCCGGTCTACGCAGCACCTCGTCGTTAGCACGGTTATTCGTACGACCACCCTTCGGACGGAGCAGGCAGTAGTCCTTGCTGCCGTTCGAGGGAAGGTTGAGAACCGTAGGAACCGGGCTTGGGCTTTCAGCCTTGATGGTCACGACTTTTACGTTCTACGTCTAGGGGAGTCGATGACTCTCGTCTACGACGTTACGACCGGTCAATGGTCTCGCTGGCATGGACTCGATCAGGGTTTCTGGCGGGCTCACATCGGAGGCAACTGGCTCGGCATTCAAAGGGCTTCGTATAAGAAGAACACGACGCAGGTAGTCTGCGGGGATGACGCCTTCGGGCAGTTGTACACGCTCGATCCTGAGCAACCGTATGACGATCACCCGACGACTACCGACGAGAAGCGGCACTTCCCTCGTAAGGTTATGGGCGGTCTGCCTATGACTGTCCGTCAGACGATGCCTGTAGGTGCCGTCTACCTGACTATGTCGTTCGGCAACCCATCGGTTACGGCGGCTGATGTTCGCCTTCGGACGTCCGACGACTTCGGGAATACGTGGGTAGACCACGGAACCGTGACTGTCACCCCGGGCGACTACTCGCAAGAGATCGTCTGGCGTTCCCTCGGCCTGTTGAAGGCTCCGGGCAAGCTCTTTGAGATCACCGATACCGGTGGGACTATTCGGATTGATGGATTGGACATGCGATGATTTATACCAAGGTTGACCCTCTCGATTGGCAGACTCCGATTGTCGATGAAAATGGTCGGCCTACTGCCCGCTTCATGCGGATTTGGCAACACATGTTCGGCAATGCCGAAAAGGGCCAAGGCGCACTAGACGACAAGGTTCCCAGTACCCGGGCGATTATCTCGGGGCCGGGCCTTGCCGGAGGCGGCGATCTTTCTGCCGACCGTACCCTCTCCCTCGACGCTACCCTCGACCAGCTTACTGACGTAAACACGACAGGGGCGGCTGACGGGAAATACCTCGGCTACGACGAGACGACCAGCACTTGGATACCAATCGATCCTGATGCCTCGACGATCGGCTACATGGCTGCCAAACGGTGGCGCATTCAGGCTACGATCTCGAACGAGTCTGGAGGCAACTTCGTCTCCTTGAGCAACCTTGAGTTTCGTGACGTTCCGGGTGTGGCCCAACAGGTCACCGGCGGTACAGCAAGCGCTAGTTCGAATCTCGGCGGAACCTACCCGGCTACGAAT